AAAGACAGACCAAAAAATACGAAAAAAAAAAAATTAAATAGATAAAGGAAACTCTTGGTCCTCGGTTTTGTGAGGGATAAAATTCAAATACGCTATGAACCAAGTTGTCAATTATATATTTTAAGCAAAATCAAACAATATTCAATGAGTTGTTCAGATGTACCTCTATTGCTTTTTCTTGAATTGTCTCCAAAGTTCATAGGTCTTAAATTTTGAAGTGACCAACAAGCTTTAAACTCTGGACTATAAGGCATTTCATATTCAAACCAAGTGGTTGGGATTGAATGGTCAACTGCCCATTTCTCTGATTTTTTGCCATAGTTATCCCAGTTCATCCATGGTTCAAAATGAAATTCTAGATGTTTTATTAAGTCTTCTAAAGAATATCCAACTAAGGTTTGCCATTTTTTTCTATTTTTATTTCCTTTTAGTGCTGTCGAGATAGCACTTGCTATATTATAATCAAGTTTGAATTTTGGATTGTTGTTTCTTCTTTCGTTTTGGTAGATGTTAATTCTTTCTTTGTTTTTTTCTCTCCATTTTTTTCTTAGTGCTCTATATTTTTGAGGATTTTTCAAATAATATTTTTTTCTTTGTTTTTTTAATTGCTTTAATATCCTTAATCTTTTGCAATCTTCTGAGCAACATTTATGTCCTCCATGGTCTGGAGTAAAAGCTTTTCCACAATATTCACATGTTTTAACTTTTTTTTGATTTTGATAGCACCTTTTTCTTTGTTCACTTTTGTATTTTTTGACTTCAGGTTTTTGAAGATATTCTTTTTGTCGTTTCAGGATTTTTTCTTTATTTTTTTTATAGAATAATCTTGACCATCTTCTATTTTGCTCTTCTCGAATTTTTTTTTGACATATTAGGCAACGTTTTTGAGCACCATGAATTGCAATGAATTCTTGATTACAATTTTGGCATTTTTTAGCTAATTTTCCATCTTTTCTGTAACCTCTTTTTGGTAGATGTAATTCTTTGTTTCGTTTTAGAATTTTTTCTCTATTTTTCCAATGGTATTTTCTTCCCCTTTCTCTATTTTTTGCTTTTTTACATTCTAAAGAAAGACAATAGGCTTGTTTTTGTCTTGCTAAAAATTCTTTTCCACAATATTCGCATTTCTTGGATATCAAGGGATGCAATTTTCTATATTTTTTATTGTATTCTTTTTTATGTTTTTGATAATATTTTTTATTGTATTTTGGATATTTTTCCTTGAATTCTTTTCCACTTAAAAGAGAACATCTTTTACATCGACTTGAATATCCAGGCATTCTTGTTTTATCTATATAAAATTCAGAAATTGGTTTCTCTATTTTACACATTGAACAAATTTTTGTTTTCATGTCAAAGCCCCTGCTAGGTTGTCCACCACGCAGGGGCATGAATTAGGATGGACAACCTTATTTTTTAATTATAGCAGGTTTGTATATAAAAGTCAAGAAAATTTTTTTAAAAAATTTCTGAAAAACGCCATATAATATAAAACCGCCACCCCTTGACACAACCTGTCAATGTAATATAATTAAAGTGTCTTGCAGACGATCGTTTAAAAAATTAGGTTGATGAAATGAACCCAGGTTCATAACACTTGACCTTATTTTCCAATAATGATATATTCCAATAAATAGCCCATATCATCTTCTATGGTATGGTAATAATAAAGTAAAAAAGGGAATTTGTCCCAAAAGAGCTGAGTGACAACAAGTCACACACACGTCTAATAGAGAAAATAAAGTTGGCTTAGCCACTCAGCTCTCTATTAATAATATGTTATCAAGTTTTAAAATATATAGAAATAATATCGATGGAAATGTAACGGATAGTAGTTTAGCTATATTCGGATATATGGGAACTGTCTAATATAGATTGGTTCCTTTTTGTTTTGGTAATCCATAGACATCTCAGTTCTTTTAAATTAGCACAAATACTAATCACAACCCTCGGTTGGTAGTACACCCGTTGGTTGCAAGACGTATGGAAAAAAATAAAGTAATGGCAATGATGAATTGCCCAGTAGATGACAATTTTAATTTGTCGAACGAGTGGGAGGGAGGAAATGGTAATAATCCAGTTATTACCGGAACTTCAGATGCTGTCAATCTAGTCGATAGTAATGGAGGATATACCTTTAATGGAACAGATCTTAGCTGTTGGGGATATTATCAAGATTATTATTATCCAACAGTAATTAGAGAAAGTTATCCTGTATATTTGCAGGAACGAGCTAAAGATAAAGGCAAACAAGCTTTTGAGATCATTAAGATCTTGAAAGATAAGAAATTAGTTCAATTGAAAACAGTCGGAAATTTTATTGACTTGATGGATGAATTAATTAAAGTATTATAAAAAAAATTTTGTGCTAATCATTGACTAGATGTCTATGAATTAAAAATTAGTTTTAAGCAGGGATATAATATGACGAAGATTCACCTATTTAGCGTAGTGTTTCATCACTAGCTCAAAGCAGAGACTGAATCAGAATATATTATATTCACAGTCTACTCTGTGTGTTTATGCTCGTAAAGCTGAACATATAATGTCTCTGCTTAAGACCAATTTATCGTTTTGGTTTTAACGTTGAACCTGGGTACATTTTAAAAATTGTGCCATTTTTTAGTTTTTTAAAAAAATCAAAAAAAGAAGAGAAAAAAGAACCAGTTGAAAAGGAAGAGAAAAAGCCTTTCAATGTTTCTCAGTTTACCAAAGAGTTTGGAATTGGTAGAGATGGAGTTATTGGATCGTATGAAGTAGAAGAGAACCCAGATGACTTAAAACCAGAGGACTATATTGAGATGCAAAGAAATGATGGTGAAGTTCAGGCCATAGTGAGGCTTCTTACGTTACCGATAGTTTCAACTCCATTATATGTAGAACCAGCAGAAGGTGATAATGGAGAAAGAGATTTTATTGAAAATATATTTTTTTCTACTCCAAATTCTGGCGGTATGACTACACCGCTTCCTTTTATTATTGCCGACATGACTAGAGGTATTTTTGAAGGATTTAGACTTTATGAAAAAGTTGCTCGTATTATTGAAGAGGGCGAATATAAAGGAAAGATTGGTTGGAGAAAGTTAGCTCCCAGAGATGCTCAAACCGTTGGATTAAGAACTGACGAACATGGTGGGTTTAATGGAGCATACCAAAATGCAACCTTAGGAGAAAAGACAGTAGATGTAAAAATTCCTACAGAAAAATGTATGTTGTTTACATTTCAAAAGGAAAAGAATTGGCTTTATGGAGAATCTATCCTAAAGACTGCTTATTATCATTATGATAAAAAACATAAATTATATTATATTTCCCATAAGAAAGCTGAGATAGATGCTACTGGATTAAAAATTTTAAAGATTAATCAAACAACTTCTGAAGCAGAAAGAGAAGCTGCCGAAGAGGTAATAGATACTATAGGTGTTAATACTAGAGTGACATTACCACCTGGAATTGAATTAGAGATTCAAAGAGGTGGAGAAAGTGGCTTTGATTTAATGCCACTTATAAATCATCATAATAATGAAATGTCAAAGTCTGCCCTGGTTCAAGTTTTGGATCAAGTTAAATATGCTTATCCATATGGAAAAGGAACTCCTGCTTCTCAATATGTAGATTTAGCGATTACTTCTATAATGAAGCAAATGGAGTTGACCATTAATTCGTATGCTGTAAATCCACTCATAGATTGGAATTTTGGCACTAGAGCTTATCCAAAAATAAGATTTGAAAAATTAGCAGATGCATCAACTGCATTCTTGAGAGATGTCTTCGGTCAGATAATGAAAGGTGGACATGATCTTCCAGATGGATTTATTAATGAGGTTGTCGCAGAGACTGCAAAGACATTAAAATTGAAATGGGTATCAGATGGAAACAATGGTTCAAAAAAAGATGGTTTGGATAATGATGAATCAAAGGAAGACGATGAAGGCAAAAAAGCATACCTTGCCTTTGAACAAGGGAAAAAATCAAAAGCCGATAAATTGGAGATTGATGCTCCTAGAACTCCTAAAAAATTAAAGGAGAAATTATTAAAGTTAAAAATTGAATCTGATTCAGAGTATAAGTGCTTTAAATTAGGTGAAAAGTTTACTAATGCCATCTACAGAAGAGAACAAAAGGACGTGTCCTAAGTGTGGAACAAAGAATAAGGCAGAAAACACTCATTGTAAAAAATGTAGTTGGCCATTAGATGCTAAGACAAAAAAGGATGATTAAAAAAATAGAAAAAATGGTAGTTCCCTCAGATATTCCTGAGCTTTTAAAGCCAGGAAAGAGGATTTTCTTACCTGGAAAAATACTTTTAAAGCCATATGGAACTATGGTCTGGAAAAAAGAGAAAAGGGCTATAGTAACTACTGAAAAATTTGCGAAGTATGTTGATATTCCTATATATCTAATTGAAGATGATGTTGCTTTAGCTATTATTAGAATAAAACCAGCGAAAGAAATTGACGAGAAAGGTTTTAAAAAGTTAAGTAAATTTCATATGATATCGGAAAAAGAGCGTAAGCTATGGTGGCCATATGAAAAAAGTTTCTATTATTATTCTATTGAGATAATTTCCAAGTTCGATCCTCCTAAAAAGATTATTAAGCCAGATGGTTCTTATTCTTGGCTAGATAGTGTTGTTTTTAAGGGAGTAGATATTGGAGATCCGTCAGAATTTAAAAATGCTGATTTGATGAGAGGACATGATTTGATTCATGGATTTTGGAATAGTTTGAATGCTCCATCTGATGAGTGTATTAAATATCATATTCTATTTAGAAGAGAAATACTGAAAAGAAAATTAAGTCATAAGGTTTTAGATAGTTTGGATCATAGAGCTAAAGAGATTGAAGAAAAATTAGCTAAAGCTGGTTACGAAATTTCTTTTGATAGAGAAAAGAGTATGACAAAAATTGAAAAATCTGACGAGATATCAAAACCTTATCCGTCTGCTCATTCTTGTAGGCTTAATAGTCCTAGCAAATATAAGAAATATGCTAGAAAAAATTGTGCAGCTAAGGTTGATGGAAAATGTGTAGATTTTATTTTTGGTATTAATGATGGAAAATCTGAATTACAGTCAATGAGATATAAGAAAAGTATCTGGGAGCTATCTTCGGCAAAAAATCATTGTAAATCTAAAAGTGGAATGTTTGAGGCAGCATCAGAAAAACCTAAAAAATTAGCAGAAGAAATAATTCCATATTCTTTCAATGTTGATTCTTCTGAAATAGACAAAGATAATAAAAAGGAATTGTCTCTTAGGTGGAATTTATCTTTATCTGAATATTTTGACATAGAGGCAGTTGAAAGTGTAGCAGCTAATTTTGAGTTCGATATGGCTAGTAAGTTTTTATCTTGTGATGTAAAAGGAATTTATCAAAATAATTATTTAATTCCATCTCCAATGACAGGAACTTATTTGTCTGGATTTAAGAAAATTTTATCAGAGTTCGAGTTCTGTGATTGTAGAAATTTCTCTTATAATGGAAGAGAGATACCACCAATGTATGAAACTATTGAGCTTAATTCTGAAAAGTCAGATGATTTCTTAATTGATGGAACAAGTTTTTATAGGGTTGATGGGAAAAATAAGTTTATAATAAAATTTCAACCATTAATGTATGGTATAGAAGTTCAATTGTTTAGTACAAACGATGACAAGGCATGGAATAAAGATTTACTTAAAAGAGTTCATTCGTGGTCAGAAGAAAATAATTTTTTAAAGGGTGAAATATTTGAATTAAATGGAGGATTTCTCAAAAAAACAACTGATACTTATGAGGATTTGATTTTAGATGGAGAAATATTAAATTGTGTGAAGAAAGCTGTTAATCAATTAAATGACAAAAAGGAGAATGCCTTGAGTAGAGGTTTAATGTTTGTTGGAAAACCAGGAACTGGAAAAACAAAAACAGGGAAAGTATTAATGAATACATTAAAAGATACTACATTTATATGGATTTCCAGTAGAGACTTTCACAAAGTTGGATCTAATACTGCATTAAGACTTGGATTTGATTTAGCGAGAAAGTTATCTCCTTCGTTATTATTTATGGAGGATATAGATACGTGGTTAAAGGGTGGTTCCATAGATTTGTTAAAAACTGAAATGGATGGGTTGAAAGAGAATAAAGGAATGATAACTATTTTAACTTCCAATACTCCAAAAGAATTTCCAGATGCATTGTTAGATAGACCAGGAAGATTTCATGATGTTTTAGAATTTTCCTTACCAAGTAAGGATATCAGAAAAAAAATGATTGAAAAATGGGTTAAAGAAGAAATAGAAAAAGATTTAATGGAATCTATATTAAAAGAAACTGAAGGATATTCTGGTGCTCATATAAAGGAATTAGTTGATTTTGCAAAAATGATTAAGAGTGACGATGGATTAGATACTGGAGATTCTTTATTAAAAAGCTTAGAAAAATTAAAAAGACAAAAAGATTTAATAAGTAGGATCAAGGATAGCGACAGTGAAAAGATAGATGATTTGAAAGAAAAGAAATAAACACTTGACCTTTTGGAGCATTTATTGTAAATTGAAATAAAATGAAAGATTGTAATAAAATAGAATTTGAATTTCCTCTTAATTTAACAGAGAAGAAAGAAGAAAAAGGAAAGTTTATTTTTGAAGGAATTGCTTCTGCAAATGATTTTGATTTGCAAAATGATATAATTTCAGATGAAGCATTAAGGAAGTCCATAGATGACTTTAAGAAAAATGGTAAATTTTGTATAAATCATACAGAAGAAGAGATTGGTAAATTGATTGATTGCCATTTTAAGAAAGGTAAGATATGGGTAAAAACAGAAGTAACAAAAAAATCGATAGTAGAAAAAGTCAAGTCCGGAGAATTAAATTGCTTGTCAATAAAAGGACGAGTAATGAAATCGGAAAGGGTCGAATTACTTCCTGACTTGAGGTTATTATTAATAAAGGAAATGCACCTTATCGAGGTATCTTTGGTACCACAAGGTGCTAATCCAGAGGCTAAGGCTATTCGATGGTATGTGACAAAAGCCATCAAAATGGCTGAAGCCAGTAAAGCTATGAAAAAAGATATAGATTTAAAAGAAGAAACAGAAGATTTTGAGGCTGTAACTGCAGGCGAAGATGAAGAAACTTTAGATACTGGTGAAGAAACTCCAGAAACTGAAGAAGAAAAGAAAGAAGAGGAAACTCCAGAAGAGACTAAAGTGGAGGAAACCGAAGAAAAAGAAGAAGAAAAGAAAGAATTAGCCGAAGAAAAAATTGTTTACAGTGTCATGAATTCTGGTAAAATTGAATTATCAGAAAAAAAAGATCTTTCTGAATTTAGTAAGGAATTATTAAGGGTTGGAAAGTGGCAACATGGTGCAAGTAGCACAGGTGTATTGGATGTAACAAAGGAAATGTTAAAAACTATTATTAAGAATTTTAAAGATAAGGTTCTCGATAATGTTTTTGTTCCGCTTGGACATCCTACAACTGACGATCCTTCTAAAAATGTTGGAGAAGTAGCTGATTTGGAATTGTCTAAGAGTGGTAACGAATTGATAGCAAAAATTGATGTTAAAGATGAAACTGTCGCCGAAAAGGTTAAGAAAGGACTTATCAAAGGAATTTCTGCTAGTTTTGCAGAAAATTACACCAAAAAAGACACAGGAGAACAGGTAGGACCTACTCTATTTCACGCAGCTATGGTTAACGAACCATACATTAAAGGAATGGAAAGTTTTGTTCCTCTTTCAGATGACCTCAAAGACAGCAAGATAATTCATATCACAAACTTAGAAATGATGGCAGAAAAAATACAGAAGTTAGAAGAAAAAATAGATTTATATGAGAATGAGAATAAAGATACTTCAGAAGAAACTTCAGAAGAAGTAACCCCAGAAGAAGCTCCAAAGGAGGAAACTCCTAAGGAAGAAGCTCCTGAGGCAAAACCTTCAGAGGAAGAGACTTCAAAAGAAGATGATTCAAAGAAACCTGAGTCTCCAGAAGTTGGCAAAGAAGCCAAGGATGAAGAGGAAGAAGAAATTGAAGAATCTCCAGTTGAAGAAACTGAGTCTAAGGAAACTGACGCTGTTGAGGAAGTTGAAGATGCTGAAGCTGATGAAGGAGTTGAGTTAGCAGAGGCTGAAGGAATGTTTAAAGAACTTTTAAGGCAAGGTAAAGTTACTCCTGCTGAAAAGGATCTTTTACTTCCACTTTTAGCTTCGAATACCCCAGTAGAATTAGCAGACGGAAAGAAAGTCGATCTCCGTAAAGCTATGAAGGGGTTTTTGAAATCTAGAAGTCCTATTTTCTCTTTAGAGGAATTTGGAGCCATAGGTGGAGATAAAAAGTCTGAGGAAGAAATTCCAGACGACGTGAACGATGAGATGGATAAGATGGGTCTTAGTGATGATAAGGACGTCAGACAAGAAGCCTATGCTGAATTCAAGAAAAATAAAGAGAAGGGTGGAAAAATGGAAGAAACGGAATCAACTCCGTTCTAACGAATTTAACAAATTCTTTAACAATTAAATAAATGACTGCACTTAGTGCTGATTATGAAGATAATCGACAAGATGGGCATATAATTCATTTTTTGACTTACGCTGCAGAGAACATCTATAAAGGTGCTCTTACTGTTGTACAGTCTCCAGGTGATGGATATTTGAGAGCTGGAACAGATTCCACTTTGCGTATTTTCGCAGGTGTCGCTGTCGAGCAATCATTAGCCGTTGCTGCGGAGTCTAGTGGTACTAGAGGCTTAAGAGTCTTTAGAACTGGCGTATTTCAAATTCCTTGTTCAGGTGCTACCCAAGGTTGGGTAGGCAGACAAATGTTTCTATCTGATGACAATACTGTCGCACTTCGTCAAAGCGTAACTAACGGCGTTGTCGTTGGTGTATGTGTTGGCTATGTTAGTGCCACAAAAGTCAAGGTTGACATTTGTTGTGCAGCAATGAGTGGATGGACTGAAGAGTCATGGAGTTCTTCTTCTTCTAGTAGCTCGAGCTCGGATAATAACTTATGATAGTCACTGCTTAGACAATGAACACGCGAACGTTGTTGAACGAGCTCGAGTTTCTCGAGTTCAAGCTCTAGTACCTCTACTTAATAGATATATATTATGATAGTAAAATCAGACATACCTAATCTATTACTTGCGGGGATAAAGAAGGAGTTCATGAAGGAATTGAAAATGTACGAAGCAGAATGGAAGAAAGTTGCCACGCTTATTAAATCAGGTAAATCCGAAGAGACATATTCATGGCTCGGCGGAGTACCTAATCTAAGAGAGTGGAAAGATGAAAGAATCACAGAAGCATTACTCGAACACGACTTTTCTATCAAGAACCTCGATTGGGAGAGTACCATTGCGGTAAGTCGCAATGCACTCGATGATGAACAATACGGTCAAATTGGTATCAGAGTAAGAGATTTAGCTGATAAAGCAAGAAGGTTTTGGGGACAAATGATCTTTACCCTTTTGGGTCAAGGCAATGCGTCAACTGGAACTGGATTGTTTGCAGGTAAAACTATAAACTGTTACGATGGTAATCCTTTTTTCTCCGCACTGCACTCCTCAGGTAGTTCAGGAATTCAATCCAACATTGCAACTGGAACAGCTTTTAGCGAAGCAAGTTTGCGAACCGCTATGACAGCAATGATGCAATTTGTAGACGACAAGGGAAGCTTAATGGATATCCGACCAAACATGTTAGTTGTTCACCCAACTAATCAATTTTTGGCCAAGGAGATCCTAAATAGTACATATTTCCCAACTCAGATTACAAATGCTCAAAAGCTTTCTAGTAATGTAATGCAAGGAGCACTTGATTTATATGTTACTCCTCATGTACCAACTAATTTTTGGTCCATTATGGATACATCTGGCATAGTAAAGCCACTTATTCTGCAGCTCAGGAAGAAAATTACTTTCTCAAGTCTTCAAGGGAATACCCAAGAAGATTTCATGAGAAAGAAATTATTCTTTGGAGTTGACTGGCGTGGAAACGCTGGGTTCGGAATGTGGCAATACGCTTATGCTGGTAGTTCCGACTACTAATCGAAATATCTTCTAGGCAATAGATTATTAAGAATCCTTAAGTCTTCCATTGGTGGAGAAACCTTCTTGTGGGTTTTAATGAAACCAATGGAATGGAAAGGCCATAAGGGTATAAAGGGTTGGAGGATAAAGCCTTTCCCAAATCCCCCAACCTAAAAGAGAATCCCATGAACAAAAAAAATACTTTTCAGTATGACAAAAAGTACTGGAATTTAATGAAAAAACTAAATATAAGGACAGGAAAAATTATTAATGAAGTAAGGTGGAGTTTTGTTAAACAAATTAATCCAAAGATTGTTTTGGACTATGGTGCTGGTGTTAATTTGTTAAAAAAATACGCTCCAGAAGATGTAATAGTTGATACTTTTGATATTGGTAATTTTCCAATTGAATATACTGGGATCAGGCATAATAAGTATGACCTGGTTTTTTTATGTGATGTTTTAGAACATATTCCAGATTTTCGTATATTAGATGGTATTTTTAAGAAAACAGAACATGTTTTTGTTTCTGTTCCGATGCTACCTCCAACTCAAGAGTTAGAAGGGTGGAGACATTTCAAGTATGATACTGGCGAGCATCTTCATTACTTTACAAAAGGAAGCCTTGATTTATTTTTTGCCGCAAGAGGATTTGAATTATTAAAGTCAGGTTCTCCTGAAGTTGATTGTGAAGTAAGAGAAGATATTTATAGTGCTCTTTATAAGAAAAATAAATAGTATTATGTCTAATAGAAAAATAGTATTTACCAATGGAGTTTTTGATCTAATTCATGTTGGTCATATATATTTATTTGAAGAGGCAAAAAAGCTTGGGTACAAATTAGTGGTTGGATTAAATTCTGATAAGTCTGCTACTAAAATAAAAAGAAAACCAGTTAATAATCAAAAAGAAAGAAAAAGAGTTCTCAAGGCTATAAAATATATTGATGAAGTTAGGATTTTTTCAGAAGTTAATCCATTATCTTTGATAAGGAAAGTAAGACCAGATATTTTGATTAAGGGTGGAGATTATATCCGGAGTACTGTGATAGGGCATGAATTTGTGGAAAGTTATGGCGGTAAAGTTGTTGTTATTCCAACATTAAAGGGAAATTCTACAACCAAAACAATTAAAAAGATAAAGAGTCGTTCATTTAAAAAAGGTTTACCTAAAAATAAAGGAGGTTATTTATCATGAAACAGGCAAAAATAGCAATCGTAGGCGATAGTTTTTTGGACAAATATTGCATTGGAAATGTTAACAGAATTTCTCCAGAAGCACCAGTGCCAATTTTAGACGTTACAAAGACTGAGGTTAGACCTGGTGGTGCATTAAATGTAGCAAAGAATTTACATGGACTGGGAATCGAACCAGTAGTTTTTACTATTATTGATGAAGATTACGCAAAAGAATTTCCATTTCTTGTTAAATCTCCAAAGGATTGTTTATCGTTGGTCAAAACTAGGTTTAATTCAAGTGGACAACAGTTACTTAGAGTTGATGAACCATTGGCTTATAGACAAGAAGATTTGGATCGCATTGAACATCCGTCATTTTCTGAGTTTGATATTATTGCCTTTGCTGACTATGACAAAGGAACAATTACCGGTGGAAAAGCTACTATCGTAGATACCAAGAAGAAAGATTTATCTGTCTTCAGTGGTACCAATATTCTTAAAATCAACAAGAAGGAATATGACGAAGCTTCAAATGTTATTTTTCCTCAAGCGTTTATTACCCAAAGTGAAAATGGTATAAATTATTACAAGGATGGTGTCTTTAAAAACAATACTCCAGCGAAAGCAAGGGAGGTCATTGATGTGTCAGGTGCTGGCGATACGGTAATGGCAGTTCTAATTTATTGTTTGTCGATTGGATTAACCAATCCACAAAAAATGATGGAACTTGCAAACAAAGCTGCAGGTATTGTTATCTCTCGTTTTGGAACATCAACTATTACCTTGGAGGAATTGAACCATGCATAAATATAATCCTAGGAATTCATATAAATGAATTCCTAGGATAGTTTTACAATAAATTAGT